TATACTTTCAACATTATCTCCACTAGAAGATTTCTGCTGAGTAGTAATCAATGAGATGCCATCTGTTATAGTTGAGATGGTATCGTCCTTAAGAATACCAGTAAAGGTGAAATTAGAAGCATTATTACCATTACTGCCGTTGGTAACGATATAACTTACAGTAATTTTAGCACCAGCTGGTGGTTTTTTACCTAAAATTCCGTCGCCAAATAGAATTTCGTATTTTTCGTCTTCAATTTCCTGAATAAGGAACAATCTGGATGTAGAATCGACTCTCAGAATGTTATCGTATAGTTGATAAATCTCATTTGTTGTAGATTCTACCTGAATACGAATTGAAGACGTATCAACATTAGCATTTGGAATAATATATCGTTGATTTGGAACAGAATAATCTACTGTAAAAGTTTTTGTGAGGTAAACTCCCTCAAAAATGTTCAAATTATCGAAAAATGCAATATTATTGTTGTCTACAGTAGTAACAAAGTCGTCGGGAATTGAAAAAATGTATTGTCCATTTACCTGAGACCCTAATGCAACCGTTCCCGCCTTCAAAGTTACGATTCTAGTGTCATTTGAACCCAAATCAACAGAGAAGTTGATGACTGCACGGGAAGATCTACTTGATCTAGGTACATATCCAATGTTTCTCGACAGTGCAACAACATTTTCTCTAAGAGTAGCACTGTCAAGGAAGCATTCATTGACCGCCATATTGGTATTATATGACGTAATGTAAGAATTATACGCAAGAAGGTCAATTAAGACTGAAAAATTGGATCCTTCAAAGTCGAAATCAGTAAAATTACTGTTCGCACGAAGATAATCCTTAATTTGTACCTTAAGGCTATCAAAATCTAGGTTTGTAAATTGATTAAATGACATTATGTCCTAGTAGATTGTAGGATAAAATCGATATCTTGCACTGGTAAGGGCAATCCAATGACGGTATATGTTAAATGAACGTTCATATCATTGGAATCTGGGGGATGATATACTCTAGCCTCCACATTAGCTATCCTTTCCTCAAAGTTTTCGAGTAAATACTGAATTTCTTCTTCCATTCCAGAAGCAAGATCATCTGTTGGTTGCTCAAATAAGGAATTTTCAATTGTAGAACCAATTAAATTTTGAAAGAATCGTTCACCAATATTAGTTCTAACTAAATTGGTTACAGATCTTTTAATTGCATCTGCATCATTAAACGATCCTAGGTCATTTGTAACAGGATGTGGTACAAATGACAAACTAATATCCTTAAAAGTTCTGGATACTCGTTGTTTACTGATGGATCTAGCCATTATTCTAGAGTTTATATCTCCGCCTTTTATTTATTATCCTTTTCTTCAGGTGTTTCCCAGAAATATTCATCAGTATCACCCAATCTACCCCAATCAATACCGTTTTCTACCTGATAGTACTCCGTAGAGACCTTAAAGTCGGGTATTTTTGGCTCTTGGGGGGTTAGACTAATGTCAAAGATACGACATCTGTTGTTCGGGTACAGCGCAAACTGTCCATTTTCCAATTCAAGTACATTAAATGACTTATGTTCCTGTGGAATTTCACTTACAGAGTAATCAATTACATCAGGATCACCATGATAATTGTCTAGAGTACAAATATATGTACCCATAAGGTTACCAAAGTGTCTAGTTCGGACTTGCCAGTCCATAGATGCTACAAATTGTTTGCATACATTGATTATTCCATAGTCCATGCAATTCCAAAACTGCAAATTAGGCAGATCTAAATCAGGATCAGGTGTCTTTGGTTCGGAAACAAATGCACTGATGGGCAATTTATCAAACATTGCACCATATTCAGGCAAATAAGTTTCAAAATAAAAAGAACGTCCAGGTATCGACTTAGCCGACACCCAGACGCCTTCAATAAATTCACCATGTCCGTCTTGCAAGTCTCTTAGATACTCTTTACGGACCCACACTTTTTGTGCGGGTAGATTAACAACTAGTGAACTCATATACTTTACCCAGAAGCTAGAGGAGAATTTGGATTAGTTTCGTTTCTAGACTCTTTTGCTTTCTTTCTTGCTTGAGCAGCAACATCATATCCAAACTGTTGAGCACCTTCAGTTGCAGCTGCTTCTGCATTAGGTGAGTTTCTTGGATCAGAATCAGCCATTACCTTCCTTGTCCCCGATAGCGTTTACGTTTGTTGTTTGCAGATGTAGCGGCATACTTAGTATTTTGTCCACTACCTTGACGTGTTTTCTTAGGTTGAGATTCGATGAAAGCCGAACCCTCCTTAGACATTTTTCTTACAGCCATTATTTAGTAATACTTAGAGGTTTTTAGAGAGACGGCACAGAGAAACGCGCCGCCAGGATTTATTCAGGTGTTGCTTGGAGTCTTTGGGGAGAGACTCCCTCACTTATATAATGTTCAAGTCTCTCTTTAGCTTGTTCCTTAGTTAGGTGTTGATCTAGAACAGGATTGTTGATACCCCACCCATCAGTACCCAACTCCATAACTTTATATTGCATCAGATAACTCGGGTCTTTTCATGTCCAACACGGATACCTGGATCACACCAGATTTCATAACCAGCTTCCTTAGCGTCAAGACAGAAGGAAACATCTTCACCACACATATCCTGAACATCTCCAGAATCAAAGACTTGCATCTTAGGAGCGAACCAGGGATACTCAAGACTCTCGAAGACTCCTTTCTTAATCAGTACCCATCCGAAACCTGTGTAGTCAACGGTGAAAGGCTTACGACGACGAGAGATTGATTCACCAGTTTCGTGATTCATCACACCGCCATTCTTAGCGAAGTCCTCTTCTTCAAGCCAGTGTGCAACAGAAGTGGTCTTACCATCTTCAGTCATATACCAACCAGCTGCGATGTCCTTCTTCATCCACACAAGACGGTAGAACTTCTCAACATCAAAAACGATGTCCGAGTCGATCCACAGTTGATAATCATATTCCAGTTTCCCATCCCAGGGAATCTGTTTGGGTCCACGGAGAACGTTAGCACCGAGTACTTTGCATCGTGCAAAGTTAACCATGGAAGAGTAGTCCTGTGCAATCTGAATACTTGCACCTGTTTGAACTAGATCAAAGCATAGTTGAACAAATGCTTTGAGAAAAATATACGAGACGCCGCGTCCTGGAAGACAAAAGACAATGCTTTTGCCCTTTACCATTTCTTTAGCAGCTGCGAGGTCAAAATCATCTTCTACTTTCTTTGGAGTAGGAGCTTTTGCTTTTACAGTAAATCCTTTAGCCATAACTTAGAATGTTTTACAAAATTATTCTACCACAGCAACCCAATCATTGCAATGGTCACGGTTTATTTAGAGGTATCAATCTTAACGATTTTCAACATCTCATTGCGGAGGTCATCATCTTTATACCAATCAAAATACTCTCTGACGAATACAAGCTTATGCTCCAAATCTTCTTCTCGGCATTCATGAATAATCATGTCTTCACCGACAAATACATTATAAACATTCATCTTCAAAAGTGGCAAGTAGTTCTTCTAGATCAGAGCGTACATCAGGTAAAAAATGTAATTGACTGTCCTCCTCTAGTCTATACGAAAGTGTCTCAATTATCAAGTCTAGATGATAAGGTTCCAGTTCTACATTCATGCTTATATTAACAATGTTAACCTATCTATACATTTAATATTTTAAGAAGCAACATTGTCTAATACTTGATAACTATCCAATGATACGTTACCTGCAACACATACGCGATACTCACCGTCGAACGCCGCGCCGCTGGTGGTATGATGTGGATACACCATATGACTAATCTGACTTGGGAAGAATATCATACGACCTTCCATACCTCTATCAAGTCTCCAATTCTTCTTCAACATAATACCTGTAGTTGATGGATAGATTAACTGGAAGTCCCCTGCATAAGGTCTGAACGCTTCGTTGTCCTTCTGTTCATCTCTATAGTCATATGGAATGTTTAACCACACTGCAAAGGACCACAGAGCGCTGTGATCATGTATTGAGAGATACTCTCCTGGCTTGCTACATCTCACCCAACACCGACTTACACTAATTCCATGCATCTGTGAGGTACACATCAGAGTGTGCTTACCATACTTCTCGGCATACGTGTTGATGCAAGGACCGAGACACTCTCCCATAAACTTCTCATACGTCTCTTCAGACCACTCGAAGTCCCACTGAGGTACTTCCGTTCCCTTGACAATTTTATGTCCGTCAAATTCCCACCCCTCGGGAGCTTGTCGAATCAGATCATTGTAGAGACAATCAATCTGTTCCTGGGTGAGTTGTGCTTCAATAATACCGAAGTTTGGTAGATCAATAACTTGCATCTTCACAGGCGCCTGGATCAGGTGGTAATACTTCGATTTCTACTTTGCTTATATCAATCTCTTTATTCTCTAACTTGGTTTCGAGTTCATCCACTGTTAGACAATAATTGAGTACTCTCGTTTGTCCCTCAGTAGTCTTCTCATATACATGAAAGAGCATCTCGTTAATATTGTAAGTTGGCATAATTCCTTGACTATCTCCTTATCTATGCTCGACCTTACAGGACTTTTTTATACCTGAAAAATTTTTTAAATGAACTCGTAATCACTCTCTCGATTTTGGTTCGTTGTAGGTTAGGGTAGTTAGCTATTATTAAAACACCCCCCATCGGAACATAACATAACACA